ATTCGACCTCAAAGATTTATTTGTTACAGGAGGTTCAGGACGAAAAGTACGAACTTCTTTTTGGTGATGGATTAATAGGAAATAAACTAAAAAATAATTCAATAATTACCGTAACTTATATTGTTACAGACGGAGCATCCGGAAACGGAGCAAAATCATTTTCCTTTGCCGGAAGTCTTAAAGACTCTTCTAATGTAATTGTAAGTAACTTTTCAAGTCCGATTTCAATCACAACAAATCAACAATCTCAAAATGGTGCCGAAATTGAGTCAATAGATTCAATTCGGTATTTTGCTCCAAGGATTTATTCTTCGCAGTATAGAGCGGTTACCTCTCGTGATTATGAAGCAATCATTAAAAAAATATATCCAGAAACAGAATCGGTTTCAATTATTGGAGGAGAAGAACTAGATCCACCAGAATATGGAACAGTATCAATTGCAATTAAACCAAAAAATGGAACATATGTTTCAGATTTTCAAAAATCAAGAATTTTATCTGACCTTAAACAATATAGTATTTCTGGAATTAATCAAAAAATAATCGATCTTAAAATATTATATGTCGAAATTGATTCTTCAATTTATTACAATTACTCTCAAGTTTCTACTGTCGAATCTCTTAAAACGAAAATTACCAATTCTCTTACTCAATACTCAAATTCCATAGATTTGAATAAATTTGGTGGGAGATTTAAGTACAGTAAAGTCCTTCAAGTCATTGATAATACAGACAGTTCTATAACCTCCAATATCACGAAAGTTAGAATTAGGAGAGACCTAAAGGCAGTCACCGGACAATTTGCCCAATATGAATTATGTTTTGGAAATAAATTTCATATTAATCGTGAGGGTTATAATATTAAATCTACAGGATTTAATATATCTAATGAACCAGATACGGTATATCTCACAGATGTTCCAGATTCTACCGGAACAAATGGAATTATTGCAGTTATAAATGATTCTAAGAAAGTGATCATAAAATCCGCAGGAACAATTGATTACTCAAAAGGAGAGATTAGACTGGGAACAATTAAAATTAGCGCGACTTCTCTCGCAGATAACATAATAGAAATTCAGGCATTTCCAGAATCAAATGATATTGTTGGATTAAATGATTTATATTTGAATTTCAGCATTTCAAAAAGTGCGATAAATATGGTAAGAGATGTAATTGCTTCTGGTGATGAAATATCTGGAACATCATTTGTAAAGGACTATTATACCTCAAGTTATTCAAACGGAAATTTTATAAGATCATAATATGATACAAACAGGGTTCGAATCTAGAGTCAAGATTCAACAAATTATCGAAAATCAATTACCAGAATTTATTTTAGACGAAAGTCCAAAGGTCATAGATTTTTTAAAACAATATTATATTTCTCAAGAATATCAAGGTGGTCCAGTAGACATTGCAGAAAATCTTGATCAATATTTAAAGTTAGACAATCTAACTCCGGAAGTTATAGTTGATAACACATTTCTACAAAATGATATTAATTCAACGGTTGGAATCATAACAGTAACAAGCACTAAAGGATTTCCACAAAAATATGGATTATTAAAGATTGATGATGAAGTTATTACATATACAGGAATTACAACAAATACATTCACCGGGTGTATTCGTGGATTTAGTGGAATTACTAATTATCATAATGATTTAAATCAAGAAGAATTAATTTTTTCTAAAACAATATCAACCGATCATAAAAATAAATCTTCGATACAAAATTTAAGCTCATTATTTCTGAAGGAATTTTATAAAAAACTCAAATATACATTTGTTCCTGGATTAGAAGAAGTTGATTTTGTTTCAAATTTAAATGTTGGAAATTTTATAAGACAGGCAAAATCATTCTACCAATCAAAGGGTACAAATGAATCATTCAGAATTTTATTCAATGTTCTTTATGGAGTAAATCCAAGAGTTGTAAATCTTGAAGAATTTTTAATTAAACCATCATCTGCACAATTTATTAGGAGAGAAATTGTAATTGCAGAAAGAATTTCTGGAGATCCTTCAAAATTAATTGGGCAGTCAATTAAAAAATCTTCAGACACAATTACAAGCGCATCAATTTCAGAAATTGAACCATTTTTAAGAAATAATAGACAATATTATAAAATTTCTCTTTTTGTTGGATATACTGATGTATCTGCAGTTGAAGGTAACTTTACAATTACACCAAGTACCAGGTGTCTTGAAACAGTTTCTATTGGATCTTCCGTAATTTCAGTAGATTCAACAATTGGATTTGCAGGAATTGGAACAATAATATCAGGAAACAATACAATTACATACCAAAGTAAGAGTATTAATCAGTTTTTTGGATGTATTGGTATTACATCCACAATTTCCTCTACAAATGATGTAAGATCAGATGAATTTTATTATGGATACGAAAATGGAGATACTTCAAAAAAAGTAGAATTAAGACTTACTGGAGTATTATCAAAATTTGTACAAACATCGGATTCTTTAAATCTTGATGAGGGGCAAATTATTTCTGTTAAGACTATTGGAGATTTAATTAAAAATCCAGAAACTAATCAAACATATAAAGAAATTTTTGCAAATTCTTGGATTTATAACACCCGATCAAGATATCAAATAAAGGATGGTAGTACAAATTATACTCTCATAAGTCCAATTGATAGATCTAGTTTAAAAATTGGAGATGAATTTGAACTATTAAATAGAGGATCTAATGTAGGAATATCTACTGGAAAAATTACCACTATCAACTTTTCTGAAAATAGTATTAATATTGTTTTAAATCCAATTATAACTTTAGATTCTAATCAAAAATATGATATAAGAAGAAAATTAAATACTGCATCAAGTCTAAATGTTCCCATAAAATTTGGAAACAATAATGTTTTATCAGACATACAAAATTTATATGTCGATGATGACTATGCATATGTGGCTTCAAATTCATTACCATCAAATGGAAACGATTTATACACATATAACATAACAACTAAAATTAAATCATTACTTGGAATAGGATTAACTGATAATTATACTTTAATACAATATACCGAAGACAGTTCACCATTTATTACTGGTGATAGAGTTTATTATCAACCTTCAGGTACTCCAATAGTTGGATTAGATACCGGAGATTATTATGTTGAGAATGTATCTCCCAAAGGAATAAGACTTTATTTTTCAAAATCATTTATTGGTAGTAATAATTACATTACATTTAAAGATTCTAGCTTTAATAATAATCATAAATTTACACTATATTCTCAAAAATCAGAAATTATTGGTCCACAGAAATTACTTAAAAAATTTCCATTAACAGAAAATATTGATACCGGAAATGGAGAAATAACTCTTCCAGGGCCGATTGGGGTGTTAATTAATGGAGTAGAGATTAATAATTATAAGTCTAATGATAAAATTTATTATGGACCATTAGAATCTATTAACGTATTAAATGGTGGAAGCAATTTTGATGTTATAAATCCACCAATAATATCAATTTCTTCTGGGATAGGAGTAACAGCACTAGTTAATCCTGTAATTAGTGGATCAATTCAAAAAGTTTATATCGATTCTCAAGATTATGATATTGATAAAATTGTATCTATTGGAGTATCTGGTGGAAATGGATCTGGTGCAGTTTTACAACCAATTGTTACAAAAAGACAGAGAAGTATTTTGTTTGATGGAAGACTTATTGAAAATTCTGGTGGAATTAGTTCGACAACAAGGCAATTAACTTTTATAAACAATCATAATCTGAATAATGGAGAACCTTTAATTTATAATTCAAATGGAAATCTTGGAATTGGTATAGGAACTACTCCAGGAACTTTAGTTAATGAAGCAACATATTATGTTAAAATTGACAATAATAAAACCATTAGACTTTATCAATCTAATTCAGATTATAATTCTGGAATTAATACAGTAAGTTTTAATGCAGTTAATACTTCAGGAATTCATAAGTTTAGAACAGCATCATATAAAAATACAGTATCAGAAATTAAAGTACTTAATGGTGGTGAATATACAAATAGAAAATTAATTGTTTCACCAACAGGAATATCAACAACTTATCATAGCGTAACTTTTAAAAATCATGCATTTAAAAGTGGAGAATTGGTAAATTACAATTATCAGACATCCACAATTGGAATTTCCACATTACCACAATATTATATTTTAAATGAAAATGAAAATTCATTTAAATTATGTGATGCTGGAATTGGTGGAACAAATACTGACAATTATAATAGAAAAAATTATGTCAGATTTTCTTCTAGTGGATCTGGATACCAATATTTTAGTTATCCAGATATATCTGTTTCTATATTATATTCCCCAGTTGGGTTTGGAACAACAACACAAGAGTATAAATCTTTAATAGCAACCCCAATAGTTAAGGGTAAAATAATTCATACTTATTTATATGAATCAGGAACAGGATACGGATCATCAATTCTAAATCTTGAAAAAAAACCCATAATATTAATAAAAAATGGTAAAGAGGCACAATTAAAACCAATAATTATCAATGGAGAAATTAATTCTGTAAATATTCAGTATGGTGGAAAAGAATATTATTCAATTCCAGATTTAATTACAGAAGATTATTCTGGTTCTGGATCCGGTGCAGATCTAAGACCAGTGATTACAAATGGAAAAATATCAGATATTAAAATAGTTAATAGTGGAATAGGATATTCTTCCACATCGACAATAATTAAAGTCAAATCTTCAGGATCAAATGCAGTTTTTGATACTAAAATTAGATCACTGACAGTTAATCATAATCAAAAATTTGGAGATGAGTTTTTATTCGAAAGAGGAAATGAACTACATTATTCTGTTTCGGGATACTTTGAAAAGTTAAGAACATCATTTAATGATAATGGATCTGTATCTAAAATAATTGGATGGTCCTATGATGGAAATCCAATATATGGACCATATGGATATACGGATCCAGAAAATTCAAATTCAATACCCAAACTTTTATCTTCAGGGTATGAATTAGAAGTAAATAATATTATCGATAGACCTGAATTTCCTGATGGATTTTTTGTTGAAGATTATACATATACAAATTCTGGAGATTTGGATGAAAATAATGGAAGATTTGGAAAAACTCCAGAATTTCCAAATGGCGTGTATGCATATTTTGCAACTCTAGACTCAGTTTCAAACCCAAAATTTCCATATTTTATTGGAGATAAGTATAGAACAAATACATTAGAAGAAAATTTAACACTCGACCAATCATTTGATTTTAATAATTCAGATTTACTTCGAAATACTTTACCATATAAGATTTCCGATGATTATGCGGATAATGATTTTATCATTGAAACAAGTGAATTTACAAATCAAGAATCTGTTGTCGAATCTGTAACAAGTGGAAATGTAAATGAAATTAATATCATAAATCCTGGATCAAATTATAAAGTAAATGATGTTTTAAACTTTGATGATAAAAATACTGGTGGTGGAGGACTAATTGCAAGAGTTTCCTCAATATCCGGAAAGGATATTGTTAAATTAGACACAACTGTACAAACTTATGAAAATTCAATTTTTACTTGGAATAATGATAATCAAGTAAAGGTTACAATTTTACCTTATCATGACCTATTAAATGGAGATTTTGTTGTAATTTCAGGATTTTCAACAAGTTTAAATAAATTAAATAATTCTTATAAAATTGGAGTATCATCTTATTATTCTAATGTTTTAAAAACTATTCCAAGCTCAACCGCAGGATTTTCGACAGAAATTTATATTACCCAAATTCCAATAAAAGTTTCAGTCGGAAGCAGTATTTCAATTGGTTCTGAAAAATTGAAAGTTTTAGAAGTATTTGAAAATCTTAATATAATTAAGGTTCAGAGAGGATCTACAGGAATATCACATACAGCAACAACAACAATAAATTTTATTCCAGATTCATTTACAATTTCTCAAAAAATAGATTATTTTGATTCAAAAGTTAATAATAAAGTATTTTTTAATCCAACCCAATCTGTTGGTGTAGGAACAATTGCAGGAATTACAAGTTCGATCACATTTAAATTTGGAGATTCTAATATTACGAGAATTGTTCCAACTCAAGGAATATATATAGAAAATCATCCATTTGTACATAATGAATATGTAGTATTAACCTTACCAAGTCCTATTTCAATATCAACTTCACCTACAGGAAATGAATTTAGTATTCCTACCAATGTATATGTATCAAATAAAAATAAAAATACTATAGGAATTAAGACAAATCTTACTTCATCAGAGATATATTTTAGAAACAATGGTGATAATAATAACAATTATTCAATTGAAAGTCAGTATTCTCAAATAAAAGGAAGAGTGGAACGAATTAACTCAGTAGTTTCAGTATCAACCTACCACGGATTAATTAATAATGATGTTATAAACTTAGAAGTAAAACCAAATCTTTCAGTCGGAGTTGGAACATCAGTTTCAGTATATGTTAAAAGATATTTAAATACTGGAAATATTTTAATTAATCCAATAGGATTTAATTCAACTGGAATTAATACATCCACAAATACAATTACAATTAACTCTCATAATTTAAAAACAGGAGATAAAATATTATATTCTTCTAATGTACTTCCCTCCGGATTGACTACAGATTTTTATTATGTCTATAAAATCAATGATAATAGTATAAAACTTTCACAGACTTATCTTGATTCTAAAAATAATCCACCATCAATAGTGAGTATTGCAAGTACTGGTGGATCAAATCAATCAATTTCACTTGTAAATCCTCAAATTAAGATAATTAGAAACAATAATTTGGTATTTAATTTATCAGATTCATCACTTTCTGGATACAAATTTAAACTTTACTATGATAAAAATTATAAAAATGAATTTGTATCAATTGCAACAACATCAACATTCACATTATCAGGAATAGGAACTGTTGGAGTTTCTTCAACTGCATCTATTACTATTAATTATAATGAAGAGCTTCCAACTAAGTTATATTATAACTTAGAAAAATTTGGAAGTATTAGTACAACTGATACTTCAGTAAATAATTATTCGGAGATATTATTTGAAAATAGTGAATATAATTCAACTTATAATATTTCGGGTATTGGATCAACAACATTTAGTATTTCTTTAACAAAAATACCAGAAAAATTAACATATTCACAAAATGAGTGTGATATTTTAAGATACAATACAACTTCAATTTCAGCAAAAGGACCTATTCATAAAATTAACATTGTCTCAGGAGGATCTGGGTATAAAAAATTTCCAATATTCATTGGATCAAATTCACAAAATGGAGAAGATGCCTATGTTGTTCCGAAATCAAAAACTATAGGAAATGTCAAAGAACTACGAATTATTAATGAAGGTTTTGAATATTCTTCTGATAAAACTTTACAACCTATTGCATACATATCTCCCCTCATCACAATTAAAAATTCAAATACAATTGATAGTATTACAGTAATTAATGGTGGAAAGGGATATACCGATGCTCCCAATATTTCAATTGTAAACTCTATAACTGGGAAAAAAATTAATAGCGGAATATTAAATGCAAAATTATCAGGAAATTCTATAGATTCTGTAAATATTATTCAATATCCCAAAGGTCTTCCAGAAAAAACTGTAAAATTAGTTGCAGAGAATAATACAAATGGAGTTAGTATTCAAAGAATTGAATCTTCTTCAAGTGGAATTTTTACTTGCTATTTAACAACTCCGACAATAAATGGAATATCAACTTTCATTACATCCCCATTTAGTGGAGGTGACAAAGTATTTGTAGAAGGAATTATAAAAATAGGATCTAATGGTTCTGGTTTTAATTCTGAAGATTATAATTATCAATTTTTCAATGTAACTAATTATAATAATTCAGGACTTCTTGATAAAGTTACTATTGATATATCTGGTCTAACCACAAACACCGGAATTGCCAAAACAATTCAAGATTCCATTTCAAATATTATAAAAAGTACTGATTATCCAGAATTTAAAGTTTCACAAACTCCTTCATTTTTTAATGTGGGCGAAAGACTTTCTTCAAAAGGAGTTTCAAGAGATTTAAAAATTATTTCAACTAATAATTCCTTTATTAAAGTATTTGGATCTTATAGTCCATCAATCGAAGAAATTATAGTTGGAAATGAAACTGGAAATATCGCAACGATAGATCAAATTACATATAGTGTTGGAAAATTTAAAGTTGATTATTCTGTAGAAAAAAATCTTGGATGGTTTGATGATATTGGAAAATTAAGTCAAGATAATCAAGTAATACCGGATAATGATTATTATCAAAATCTTTCATATACTGTAAAAAGTCCAATTACATATCAAAATTCAAAAACTCAAATCAATAGTCTACTCCATACCAGTGGTCTTAAAAATTTTTCAGACACTGGAATTACATCAACTTCAAAGTCCGGAATATTAACTTCTAGAAATGCAATGTCTGTGGTTTATGATATTATTGAAGAAAACAGAGTAGATACGATTTATGATTTTGATCTTGCGCTTGATATTGATGTTGTTGGAAATTCATCTAAATTTTTAAAATTAAAAACTAAAAAATTATCAGACTACATTGAATGTAAGACTAATGTAGTTTTAAAAATAGATGATATAAGTAGACAATTTTCAAATTTAGATGGAGAACCAAGTGAGTTTATAAATCTAATCGAACTAAATTCTACACCAGATTATAATAATATTTTAGTTAGAGTTTCTAATTATGATAATTCGCAGATTCAATTATCCGAACTTATAATTTTAAATGATAAAAATAATTCATTTATAGCAGAAAAATCAACTATTGCAAATTCAGGAATAGGTATTACACATATCCCAGGAGAAGAATATGGATCATTCTCTATAGTCAAAAATGATTCTGGAAAATCCTATTTACAATTTATACCCGATGATCCTTACAGTACAGATTATGATATTAAATTCATTAAAAGTAATTTTAATTCATCAGATGTTGGAATTGGAACAACTTCAATTGGATTTATTAATTTAACTGGATCTAATAAAAATGCATCATCTGGAATATCAACTTCAATTATTTCAGTTGATTCATCTAAATTTTCATCATTACTTGCCAATGTACAAGTTACTGATTCAACAGCAAATCTAATGAATTTTGTTGAAGTATATTTAAAATATGATGGAACAAATACATATATTTCAGAATATTATTTTGATTCAGAATCTTCAAGTAATTATTCTGGAAATTTTATTGGAACATTTGGATCAAACATTTCTTCTGGAATTTTATCTCTAAATTATAAAAATAATTCAGCAAATAGTGTAAATATTAGATCAAGGATTGTTGGGTTTGGAACAACTGCTATTGGAGTTGGAGCACATAGATTTATTTTACCAAATCAAATTGTAGGAAATGAAAGAAGTGCAATATACCAATCAACATATTCATCTACTGTTTCTTCAGCATCTACAATAATATCATTAAATAAATCGAATTTTAATGCAATTAAATCTTTGGTTGATGTAAGTGTAGGATCTACTAATGCTCTCCATCAGATAATGATGATTCATGATAATAATAACATATATGTTCAGCAATCTCCATTTCTTTCGATTGGAAGTACCTCTGGAATTGGAACTTTTGGTGGAGAATATTCTGGGGATAATTTTGAATTAAAATTCTATCCAGATTCTGGAATAAATTCTGAAATAAAAATTCTTTCATTTAATCAGTGTTTATATTCAACTTTAGATTCTTTAAATATTGCACCAAATTTTACATATGGAACTGTAACAGATTCAATTGATATTATTTTTTATAATGCAATTAATGGAGATAGAATTAATAGACTTGATTTTGATTTGAAAAGTGATGACATTCCAATTTTTGCAAAAACATTTAATCCAGAAGATTCTTTAATATTAAATCCAACAACAGGAGTATTTACGATAGAAAATCACTTCTTCAGCCCTTCAGAAGAACTTATCTATACTCCAAAATCAACTTTTATTGGAGTTGGTGCAAGTTCAGTTGGAATTGGATCAACTCTAAATTCTGTAGGAATCGTAACAACACTATTACCATCGGATGTTTATGTTATTAGAACATCCGAAAATAAATTTAAATTGTCAACAAGAAAAGATTATGCTGCACTAGGAATTGGTGTCACATTTACTTCAGTTGGTTTAGGTAATGTACACCAACTCGAAATGAAAAAGAAGAATGAAAAAGTACTTATTACAATTGATAATATAGTTCAATATCCGTTATTATTTACTCCAATATCTCATAGTTTATCCGAAAATAATGGGCAAATAAGTGCTGCTTCTTCAATATTTTCATTAAGTGGAATATCCACAATAGTTCCAAGAGATATTCTCAAAATTGATAATGAGTATATGGGAATTATTAATGTTGGTTTAGGTACAACAAGCATTGGACCAATTACAAACAATGGAAGTTTTAACTTAATTGAAGTCAAAAGAGGGTTTGTCGGATCATCTGCAACATCACATACTGATTCTACAGAAGCAAGAATTTATAAGGGATCTTATAATATTGTTAATAATAAAATATTCTTTTCAGAATCTCCAAGAGGAAACCCTCAAATAGAAAGAGATTCGAGTAATTTAAGATTTGAAACCTCAGATTTTACAGGAAGAGTTTTCTTAAGAAATAACTATACATCAAATCAAATATATGATGATATTTCATCCAAATTTACAGGAATTGGTAGAACATTTACATTAACTGTTGGTGGTGCAAATACTGTTGGATTAGGATCTACTGGTGGAAATGGAATTTTATTCATAAATGGAGTTTTTCAAACTCCAACAACTTTAAATAATCCTCAAAATAATTTTAAAATTATTGAAAATTCTGGAATATCAAGTGTTATATTTTCAGGAATTACTAGTTCAAATTCTGACATAATAGTTACTTCCGAATTTGATGTAAATCAAAATCAAACACCAAGAGGAGGAATTATAGTATCTTTGGGATCTTCTTCAGGTCTTGGATATGCACCTCTTGTTGGAGCAAATGTATTTGGAAAAGTCGGTGTAGGTGGTAGTATTATTAGTATAGTTAGTACGGCAACTACTGGATCAGCATTTGCAATTAGTACAGCAACATATCATAAAACAACAGGATTGTTAGATGTTACAACTACAACTCCACACCAATTTGCATATACAAATGTAAAGCAAGTTACATTAATTGGTCTTCAATTTTCTTGTCCGGTAAATGAATCATTTTTAACTACAGTAACAACTACTGGACAAACTGTCGGAATTGGATCAACTGTAATTTTTGTAGATTCTGTGTCAGATGTTTCGATAGGAAGTTCTATTTCTATTACTGGAAAACTTACAAATATTCCTGTTGTTTCTGTTGGAAATACCTTTGTAAGAATTGGTACATCATCCACGATTGGATCAACAATTGGTTCTGGTATTGCTGTTACATTTAGTACTCATTATTCAGGAATTACTACAACTATATTTCCAGAGGGTGTTACTGGTATAGGAAAAACATTTACAATAAAATCAATTGGTACTACAACATCTTTTACCATCGATGCCGGTATATCTACTATTCCTCATAATTATGTTGGTCAAGGAACTGTATTTTCTTTTTATGGTGACCTTACACCAGGATCTGGATATAACGGAATTGTTGCGATAGGAGTTTCAGTATATCAAAGTGGTCATATTGGAGATACTGCAATCATAACTGCATCAGTTGGAGCAGGCGGAACACTTTCCTTTACTGTTGGTGATGGAGGAACTGGATACACAAATCCACAAATATTTGTATCCGAACCTTCATATGAAAATTTAAATGTTGTTGGTGTATCAAGATTGGGAATTGGTGCAACAACAAAAACTGGAATAGGACTTTTACTAAATGTTGAAGTTGGTGCAAGTTCAACTACAGGAATTGGATCAACATATTTTGAGGTATCAAAATTCAATATTTCAAGACAAGGATATTCATTCCAACGAGGTGATGTATTTAAACCAGTTGGATTAGTGACTGCAAAGGGTTTGAATTCTTCATTATCCGAGTTTAAATTAACAGTTATTGACACATTTTCTGACTCTTTCGCTGTGTGGCAGTTTGGACAATTTGATTTCATTGATTCGATTAAGAACTATCAAGACGGTGTTAGAACTAGATTTCCATTATTTTATAATGATGAATTATTGAGTTTTGAAAAATTAGAGGGTTCTATAGTCAATCTTTCTAATGCTTTGTTAATTATTATAAATGGTGTGATTCAAGATCCAGAAACATCATATGTATTTGATGGTGGAACAAGTTTTGCATTCACAACTGCACCAAAAACTGAAGATAATGTTGCAATATTTTTCTATAAAGGTACTACCGGTGATGATACTTCGGAAATTAATGATATAAAAGAAACTTTACAAAGAGGTGATGTTGTACAGGTTTTGAAAAACAATTCAATTTTAGAAACAATAACACAAGATAAGAGAACAGTATTTGATATATCTGGATCGGATAGATTTGAAACCAATTTATATTCTAAACAAGGAGTAGATTCTGAAAATCCTAAACCATTAAGTTGGATTAAACAAAAAGTTGACCAAAAAATTAATGGAGAATTATTCTCTAAAAGTCGAGATTCTCTTGAATCTTTGGTATTCCCAACTGCAAAAATTATTGGAGATTTTTCAACCACAGATAAGTATATATTTGTGGATAATGCAGATTTCTTTACTTATGGAAATATAGAATCTACAGATGCTTTAATTGTTTATAGTTCTCTTGATCCAGTATCGGCTGGGATAACAGCGGTTGTTTCTGGATTAGGTACAGTACAATCACTTATTATCAATAATCCTGGTAGTGGATATACTGGAAATTTAGTAACATTAAAAATTTCTCCACCTCCAGTAATATTAGAAAAAATAGGAGATGTAATAGTGGGAGTAGGGTCTACGGCAATCGCAACAATCACAGTTGGTGCTGGAGGGACATTAACAACACCAATAACAATAACTAATCCCGGTTTTGGTTATTTAACCTCAAAAAATAATTATCATCCATTCCCAACTGATGGATATACCTGGGCACAAAATAGCGCATATAACTCAACTATATCACAAAACGTATCTGCCGGATCTACTCTTGGTAATACACCATTACAAATGATTGTAACTGGAAATGATCCACATATAATAACTTATAACTCATCAACTTATAATATATCTCCTGCTGCTGTAGGACAAACTTGGACTTTCAGTGTTTATGCAAAGGCAAATAAAGAAACATCTGGTGAATTATTTCTTTTTGAAGCAAATTCATCTGGTGTATATATAGATTTTGCTAATTCACAAATAGTAATTACCACAGGTTGGCAAAGATTTTCAATTACTAGAAATATTGTTAATAAAAATACTGCTTTTATTCAAGTAAGAGTTGATGGTCCGAATGATGGGGATAATGCCGTTATTTGGTGGGATGGATTTCAAGTAGAAAGAGGTTCAAATGTAGGTATATTTACATCCGGATCAACTACAACGGCTTTAAGTATACCAAAAGTTATTGCACCACTTCCAGATCCAATATATGAAAATATATCAACAATTACCACAGTTGATGGATTTAGTGGAATTATTACAGGAATTACTACTACAACTGGTATTGGTGGAAATCCATTGGCACTTAAATTTAATTTAAATGATACTTCAGGTAATTTTTCTGATTTATCGGTAGGATATCCAATTTATATCTTTGACACAAGAGTTGGTAATGGTGTAACTTCTATTAATACTTCAAATTCTACAATAGTTGGAATAGGAACAACCTTTTTAGATAATATTTACATTATCTCTGCAGTTTCTTCAAGTGGAATTATTACTTGTAACATATTATCAACAACATCGGTAGTTGGATTGGCATCTACTGGAAACACATCAAATCCTGTTGGAAAATACTCTTGGGGAAAACTATCTGGATTTAGTCGATCAGGTTCTCCAATTTCTATAGGAGTAACAGGAAATACTATTGATGTTGGATTATCAACATTCCCAACAATACAAAGAAGAAAATCTGGTCTTAGAAAGACTGGAGCACTTTCTAAACTACTCTTATAAATATCTAAAAATAACAATATGGCAGCAATAGTAACAGATCAATTTAGAATATTAAATGCTAGTAATTTTATAGACTCTGTTTTAGACAGTAACAATTCTTATTATGTTTTTTTAGGACTATCTAATCCAGCAATCGTCGGGTTTGGAAGAACAACAACTTGGGATACTAATACTCCAAATCCAATTGATAATCTTGAGTATTCTTCACATTACAAAGATACTACATTATTTGGAAAAAAAATTACAAGTAGTAATATTAGAAGAGTTATAAGAAATGTTACTTGGACTTCTAATACATCATATGATATGTATAGGCATGATTATAGTATTTCTAATCCTGCACCAAATTCTAACCTCTCTAGACTATATGATTCAAATTTTTATGTAATTAATAGTGATTATAGAGTTTATGTTTGTATTGATAATGGGTCTTCAGTAACAAGTCCAAAGGGTGGAAAATCACTAGATGAACCAACTTTTACTGATTTAGAGCCTTCTGTGGCAGGTGAAAGTGGGGATGGATATCGTTGGAAATATTTATTTTCTGTTTCCCCAAGTGATATCATAAAATTTGATTCAACAGAATATATTGTTGTTCCTAATGATTGGGAAACTTCCACAAATAGTGAAATTGTGAGTATTCGGGAAAATGGATATTCAAGTTCTACAAATCCAAATCAAATTAAACAGGTATATATTGCAAATGAGGGAGGAGGATATACATCAGGAATTGTTGATATTCTTGGGGATGGTATTGGGGCAAAAGTATCAATTACTGTTGATACTAGTGGAAAAATTACATCTACACAAGTTACTGCAGGGGGTTATGGTTACACCTGGGCAATAGTTGATCTTGGAAGTCTTCAACCAAAAGAAAGTTTAACTCCAGCAAAATTAATACCAATCATTCCACCATCAAAGGGACATGGTTATGATATTTACACAGAATTGGGAACTGATAAAATATTAATCTACGCAAGATTTGATGATTCAACAAAAGATTTTCCAACTGATACAAAATTTTCACAGGTTGGAATTATAAAAAATCCAACAATACCATCTTCAGATTCTGTTATTTTTACTGAAAATCAATATTCAACTCTTTCAGGAATTGCATTTACTTCAGGATTTTCCGGATCTCCGACAATAGGACAGGAAATAACGCAAACTCTTGCGGGAGGAATCGGAACTGCCAGAGGTTATGTTGCATCTTATGATAAAGAAACAAAAGTTTTAAAATATTTTAGAGATAGATCATTATATTTTGGTAATAATTTAGATCAAACTGATCATAATAAGGTATCTTCAAAATCCAAAGTTCTTTCTTTTGAATCTTCTGCAGAAAAAATTGCACCATTTACCGCTTCTATTGATACTACATTTGCAAGTAACAGTAATAAAATAACAGTTGGTGGAAAAGTTATAGATTTGGGAGTAACTTTCACGGGAGGACTTTCAAATCCGGAGATAAATACAAAGTCAGGAGAAATAATTTATATTGATAATCGTCCTTTGGTGACAAGGGATATTCGACAAAAAGAAGACATTAAAATTATTCTAGAATTCTAACTAAAAATGGCACAAAAAACAGATTTAAATATTAGTCCATATTATGATGATTTTGATTCTGAAAAAAATTTCTATAAAGTTTTATTTAAACCAGGATATCCTATACAGGCAAGAGAACTAACAACATTACAATCTCTTTTACAAGATCAGGTAAAATCTTTTGGTAGTCATATCTTTAAAGAAGGATCGATGGTGATTCCTGGAAATATTGCATATGATGGAAATTTTAATTCAGTCAAACTAAATTCAAGTAATTTTGGA